GCAGGGCTGGCGGTTGGTGATATTGATTGCGCTACAATTCCAGTTACGCTCCCCTATGTTAAGTTACGAAGAAATACATGGGCGGAACTTTCAAGCCTTGCCACGGCGTACCGTTGTCATCTGGAGTGCTCTGTTGAAAAGCCGCTGGTGTTTGCACATTCCCCGTACCAAATAGAACCGTTAGCTGATAATAAGTATTCGTATACATTCAGCGGAAATGACATTTTTTATCTGCGGAAAACGTCAAGAGCGGAATACTACCGTAATACGGTGCGGCTAAAAATTAATATGCCTGTTTCTCTGGAAAGGCGCGAGATTTGGCGGTATGACGATCCGCCGGTGTTCTACGATGATTTTTTGCAGGCGCATTTTCCATTTAAGTATACGCTGGAAAGGGAGATTGAAAGCGGAAACTATGAAGCGAGATACAGGATAATTGATGAAAGCGGCAAGGAACGGAATGTTGTTTTTGCCGATCAAATTGATACGAAGGAAGAAGCGGAAAATCGGCTCGATTATGACGGCGGCGGTTTTGAATATTCACATTATGATACTAGCACATACCATGACAGGGCTTTATTAACGCTGCATAAGGAAAATGACGGGGATTTATATTGCGCTTCGATTTTTGGCAGACCGATTATTTTAGACCTTAATCGTTCATGTTTCTTAAAAGATACGGAAGCGGTAAACACTTACGGCACGGCGGCGTTGAATGTTACCGGGTCTTATTTTTCCGATTATGTTGTCGGCGATAAAGCACAGTATGAGGATTGGGTTGTCCGGGAGCTTGCGGAACGATTGACAAGTAAACGTGAATTTACAGTTAAAACTCATCGGGCTTTGTTTAATGCGCGTGTTGGGGCAAGGGTCAAGATAAAAACAAGGCAAGAGGAATTATCGGGAACTATAAATGCGTTCACTTTTCGGTATAAGAGAGACAGGGCTTTTGTGTCAGCTTTCAGGATTACGGAAGGGGGGCATGAGGAATGAAGAATGAAGAAAGAAAAATGAAGAATGGAAGAAGGAAAGAATAATGAAAAAAGAAAAGAGAATTTATAACAGAGAACCAAGAGGAGGCAGTATGACAAGCGAGGACAGACGGCTAATTGTGGAAACATTAGGCGAAATGCGCGAGTTAAAGGGCGAGATGAAAGGTTTTAAGGAACAAGTTATTGAGAGGGTACAGAAATTGGAAAAAAGAGAAGCGGAAAGGGGTAAGGAGCGTATGACGGTCTTTAGCCTTTTGGTTTCCTGCGCGGCGTTGGTAGTGAGTATCATCGTCAATTTTTTTAGGGGGGTGAAGTAATGGGTATCAAATGGGAAAATTTGATGGTGAATGAGAAACGGCAATTTGAGAAAATGTCTGAAACTGACAAATTTATCTTTTTTCTTTTGCTGCAATATGGAAGCCCATACGGTTGGGGCAGGGAAAATCCTATTACAAGCGATTGTTCGGGGGCGGTGTGCATGGCGTTGTATGCGGCTACTGGTTTATTGATTAGAACCACAGCGGACGATCTCTTGAAGCGCGTTTTTACTAAAGTAAATACAAGGCAGGGGGATATTAGAGCGATTTTTTTTATTACACGAAAAGATAAAAAACACGGCGATAGGTTTGTTCCTGCCGGAACTGTTACCCATGTCGCGGGAATTCTTGAGGACGGGATAATACTTAATTCACAAGAGCCATACGCCAAAGTACGAAGAATTGACGATGTTTCAAGGGAATTTCAACGGGAAGGGTACGATATTCTCGTAAGGGGTCTTGACCGTGAAGCGTTGGCGCGGCTGGCAGGAGAAGGAAAAACGGTCTACGAATTGGACGCTGAATTCAAAAACTTTTTCGATGTGGGTGTGTGATGAAAGATAACGATATTGATTTTTCGTATAAAGCTAGTTGGGAGCATACATGGGGAGAGCTTTTTTCGGTTTTGGGAAAACGAATTTTATCTATGCCTTCAAAATTGATTGGGTTTAAGCCGCTTTGTCTGCTTGTCGCTACTTGGCTTCTGGTTAAAGGGTTAATCCGGGACTGGATTTGGTTTTGCGTACTCGTGATTGTTCTTTTTGGAATTGTGGGCTTGAAGGTAGTTTCGCGGTGGAAAGAACAATGAAAAGTTTTTTTACGGATTTCGGGAAGGGTTTTATCGCGGGGTTGTTATCTGCGGTAATTGTTTACGGTATCTGTGCAGGACTTGTATTTGCACATAACAGGGATAAGGAGTTGATAGAGTATGCGGAAAAACAGATTGAAATTGAGGAAATGCGCGAGGATATTGTCAATCGTGATCCTGATGAGTTTCTTAATGAACCCGGTGTACGCCGAGCCGCTGACGGTGCAGCCGCCGAATTTGAACGGAAACGAAACGAAATTATGGAGCGATTTAGAAGTCGAATTACTTATTGAGGAGATAAGCGAAGCGGCGATTGAAGCGATTGATCAAGCGGCGGCTGAGGCGGCAAGGGCGGCGGCGTTGGCTTCTATAGAGAGGGAAGCGGCTGCAATTAGAGAAGCGGAACGGTGGCGGCAGGAAGCGGATAATGCGAGAAGTGCAGGATTAAGGAATACGGTTATTGCAGGGCTTTTATGTCTTGCAAGCGGTTTAGTTGCCGGTTTGTTAATTGGCAGATAAAAGAGAAGAAAGAAAAGAGAAAAGAGGAGAATGTATGAAAGATAAGATTGAAATTCGGGGTGCGGTTACTGTTCGGGTTTTAGATAAGGACGGTAATATTAAACGCTGTGTTCCGGGGTGGTTCGGGCGGTTGTTCAAATTGCGCGGACGGCTTATGGAATATAAACATCATAATATCGTAACAAGGGAAGGGGACGCGCTTATAGCGGACGCTCTTTTGCCTGATCCGGCGAAGCCGAAAGTTACAAGCTCAAGCGGTTATATTCAGGTCGGAACGGGGTGGACGGGAAATTCAACGAAAACTAACACTCGCTGCAACACGGCAACAGGAAGTATGAAGGCGCTTGATAATGGGTATCCGGTGTTACTTGCAACGTGGGGCAATACTGGCGATACTACTCTAACCTATCGAGCTACTTTTGAAGCGGGAACTTTGAACGCTAATAATATCAATGAAGCCTGTCTTTTGAATGGTAACGGTTCATCGGCTAATTGTTTGGCTTATGCGCAGATTATACCTTCCGTTAATGTAACGTCAAGCGATACCTTACAGATTTTATGGGAAATAACAATACTCGGTCAATAAGGTTTAGGCAGTCTGTTAATGACTTCCCCCTTATGGTCTCGCTTGGGAAAAAAACGCCTTCTTTCGGGTTAAAGCGTTTTAAGCAAGGTTTGAGGTTTGTTCCCCCTGATGACGAGGGCTTTACTTTGCGTGGTGATAAACGGCGGTTACTGTATAAGGGGCGGCGGCGTTCACACAGATTTACTATACTCGGCGATTGCTCTTTTGAATACGATGTTATTCTTTTGAGAGAGCCTGAAAGCAATGTAATAAAATTAAGAATGGAAGGAGCGGAAAACTTTGACTTTTTCCGCCAACCTGATTATCTGAAAGAACCTTTATTGTCGGGGTCTTATGCGGTTTACAAAAAAGATACGGCTGTCGGCGAAGGGACGGGAAAACTTTGCCATATTCACCGACCGGAAATTATAGACGCGAGGGGGCGTCGGTCTTGGGGAGAGTTGTCGGTTGTTGGTAATGAGTTGCGCGTAACTATTCCTGATATGTGGCTTGGTGAAGCTAAATATCCTGTTGTGGTTGATCCGACTATAGGGACTACAACGGTTGGAAGTCAAACATATAATGAAGAAGAAGAATCAGATTTATTTTATGAATTAGCTATATCTGTAAACCGTTTTTCTGTATCAGAGGCGATTAACGGTTTGTGTACGGCTTATATTTATACTAATAAAAATGAAAGCGAAGCCGGCGGTCGTCCTGTTTTATATTCGGATTATGGGAATGTTCCGCAAACCAGAAGATCAAAAGATGAGCAATTTGTTGACTTGCGGGTAGTAAGCGGCAAGCCAAAAGGCTGGCGCACAGGTACTTTTCGGAATAATGCGGATATAACAAGCGGTTCTTATATTTGGTTCGGGGTATTTACGGAATATACCTGGTTTCCAAGATTTGATTGGGGGGCAAAATGTTATTCTGACGGTTGGGACGATTATAACAGTATACCGAATACTTATCCATTGAGAAATGCAAATTGGTATTATGATTTTAGGTTATCAATGTATTTTACTTATCAATCGGCGCAAAATTATGTACGGACTTTGACGCAAGGGATAAAACTTTTTGATAACAATGAAAGGATAGGGAGTTTTTATAGAAACGCAACACAGACGATAAAAGTTAATACGGCGTTAGGCAGTTTTGAAATTTTTATCAGAAAATGTGTAATGACGGTGCATAATTCAATGAATATAAAAAGAATAACTTTATTTTTCCGTAATGTTATTGAACAAATAAATGTTACTTTTAGCAAATTTGAAAAAATGTCTTTAGAGAGAAAATGTATTAATGAGGTAATTGTTAAATCAAATACTAAAAGAATTCATAATGTTATACGTTTTATTCAGGAAGGTTTGAAAATTTTTGACACTCAAATTTTTTCAGTGCTTTTTGTTCGGTCTGTAAATGATACTCCAATAGCTGCGGACTATTTGAGTAAAATAGGGTCTTTTATAAGGGGCTTATATTTAGGGGTTGGCAATATTGCCGAAACTACGCATAAAGGGGAATATAATCGTTTTAATTTTGATACGGTGCAGATAGAAGGGTTTGCACATAAGGGGCTGCTACTTTTTGTGCGGATTGCAACACAGGTATTTTTTCGGGATTATCTTTTGCGGCGGTTTTTGATTGCGAAAGAAAATTTGATTTTGAAGTCGGCTGTTTGCAGGGAAATAACACTTGAAAGCCGTATTGATTAGGGGGATATATGGGAAGGATTTTTGTTAAACAGTCGGCATTGCGGATAACACTTAAAGTATTTTGTAGTTTGGAAGGGATTTTATCGGCGGTTATCAAGTACAAAAAGCCTGACGGTATTATTGGGGAATTCGCGGCTTTTGTTGTAGATATGGCAAGGGGTGTTATTAGCCATGAGGTACTTGAGGGAGAATTAGACGCTGCGGGGTGGTGGGTGTTTTGGGCGTATGTCACTTTTTCGGACGGAAGGACGGCGGCGGGAGAAGCGGCTAAAGTTTACATCTGGCATGAGGGAGCCGGATAGTGAGAAGGAGAACACCGGAAGATAGATACAAAGATAATGTTCGCAAACAGCAAAGAATTCTTGAAGAATTTACGGCGCATGAAAGAGAATGGGCGAATGATTTGTTTTTGTGGTACAGAACAAAAAAAATGGAAATTCCCGAAGATGAATATAGAGCCTGCGCTTTTTTTTTGAATAAAGAATATCTAAAAAAGCCGGGGTCTTTAACGCTTTTATATGAAATGTACCTGCGTTGTAACAAAGAATTACCTGAAGTTACAAGGGAAAACGCTTTTGATGTTTTGCGGTTTCAGTTTAAGGCTTATGCTAAAGCACTTGAAAAGGGAGGGTTTTGATGAGAGAACCGATAGGAGATGAGTCTGTTTTTTTGCGGATTGCGGAATTAAAGAATGGGTTAATTCAGTTTACTGATTCCACTAACGCCATGAGGCTTGTTAAAGAGCATGGGCGGGATATTCGGTATAACGCTGCGTGGAAAAAATGGCTGGTGTGGAGCGGAACGCATTGGGTATTGGACGAAGGCGGCGTGCTGATACACGAAAAAGGTCTTGAAATGGTGCATAACATCTATGACGAACTTTTGAAGACAGCCGATTATCGGGAGCGCATAGATATTGAGAAAGCGGCAATGTTGAGCGAGAGCGTCAGGCGGCGCAAGGCTTTTATCGAGGCGGCGACATGGATTAAAGAATTGAATGTTAAAAGCGAGGAATTAGACCCCAATCCGTGGCTGTTGAATGTTAAAAATGGAACTTTAGATGTGTTGAGCGGCGAATTTCGAGAGCATAGGCAAGAGGACATGATAACGAAAATCGCCAATGTCGAGTATAATCCTAAAGCGAAATGTCCGATGTGGCAAAGTTTTGTTCGTGAAATTATGGACTATAACGGCGAATTAATAAACTTTTTGCAGACGGCGGCGGGTTGGGCTTTAACAGGGGACGTATCAGAGCAGACGATGTTTATTTTGTTCGGGAGCGGCGCGAACGGGAAAACTACTTTTCTAAATACGATTATGTACCTGTTAGGTGATTACGCTACGGCTACGCCAACAGAAACTTTCTTGAAAAAATCGGGAGATTACACTAACGATATTGCGCGGCTTAGGGGTACTCGTTTTGTTACGACTACCGAGGTTGAGTTGGGACGGCGGCTTGCAGAGCCTTTGATTAAAAAAATTACGGGTAACGACCAAATAACGGCGCGGTTTTTATATGGGGAGTTTTTTAATTTTACGCCTACTTTCAAAGTTATGATGGCGACAAACCATAAGCCTGTGATTAAGGGGACTGATTATGGTATCTGGCGGCGGATTAAATTAATTCCTTTCATTACGCGAATTCCCGAAGAAAAGCAGGATAAGCATTTGGAATTGAAACTGCGTGAGGAAGCCAACGGAATTTTGAATTGGCTGTTGGAAGGGGCGGTGCGTTGGAAGCGGGAAAAACTGAAAGCACCTGCGGCGGTTTTGAAGGCGACCGATGATTACAGGGGGGAAATGGACGTTATCGGTAATTTTATCAAGGAACGGACAGTACAGCAGCAAGGGAGTTCAATAAGGGTGCGGGAGTTATTTAAGGCTTACCAAGAGTGGTGTGTTGATAATAACGAGCATATTGTTAGCGAGAGGTTTCTTTCTTTGCGCCTTCAGGAAATGGGTTTTGAGCGGACACGAAACGCCGAGGCGCGGTTTTGGGTGGGGATTGGGCTGCGGGTGTAGGCGCGGTTTTCCCTACCCCCCTTTAAGGTTGGGTCAAGAAATACACTATTAGCCTATTCTTTGCATATCAGGAGTATGCAGGAGTAGGCTTTTTCATATCAATTTTGATATAGAAAAAAAAGTTTTGACACATAGAGAATTTTGAAATAGCAAAAAATGGCAAAAAAACAGGGACGCGCGCGCTCCCCTCAATCGAAAAAAATCCCCCTGTTCGGGAAAAAATGACACTTAATGGGGAGTGAAAATGGCGTTAAGTGTCATGGTCAGGAGTATGCTTTTAATACTCATAACATATCAGCTAATACTATAATATATTAATATATATGTTTTTTATACTTATAAATAGAAAAAAGAATTAAATAAAATATATATAGGAAGTTAGCGAATTTGCGTCAATTAGCGTCATCGGTCAATTCTTAAGAGGGATATATCCCTTGTTATTTTGAGTTATAAATCGGGGCGCGGTTGGGTATGCCTTCACTACGGCGGTTTCCGCCAGACCGTCTGACGGATAAGGTTTTAAGCCCTGCGGATTTTTGCGGTCTGGCGGGGGTGCGGGTAAGGGCTTCACTACGGGGGTTTTCGAGAGGGATATAATTCTTGCTTTTGAGTGAAACATTTGGGCGGGATTGGGTATGCCTTCACTACGGGGGTTGAAAGAGTGCGGGAAAATGTAACATGACGGAACTATGCGAGGGGGTTTTTACTTGTCGCCAGCCGTGGGCGGATTACAGTTAAGGCTTCATAATGCGAGAAATTTTGGGTGGGCGCTTTGAAAAAATTTGTGTAGTGGTTGCGGGGGTCATGGACGACCCCTGCGAGGAAAATTTTGGCGGCATGGACGCCGACAAAATTTTCTTCCTTTCAGCCCGCAGCTACGGCTGCGGGCTGCCCCCCCCCTTTTGAGCGCTTGATGAATGGTTTTGCGACTGGAGCGAACGCAGTGAGCGTAAGGAGCAAAACCCTCCTTATTTCTTCGTAGGGGGGTAAGCCCCGCGGCGAAGGGGGGGGACAATATATGTGCAACCACTACACCAACTCGAATTTTATCTTCACTTTCACGCCGGCTAGGGTGGGTCACTACAGAAAATTCCCCACGGGCTTCAATGTGCGAGTAAGGGCTTCACTTTACGAAGGGTGGGGTGCCGGGGTTTTTTGCGCTGTTTTGTGAATTAATTTTATAGTTGCACATAACGGCGGGGCTAAAAAAGCCTTTTGTTTTTTTGCCTAAAACACGGGCGGCGAAGCCGCTGAGAATAATGCCTGTTGGATTTTTTCGGTGCAGGGCAAGGAAGCCCTGCACCCCTGCCCGGCATGGACGCCGGGCAGGTTTGAGTTAATGCTTTTATGGAATTAAGCCGTGTTTTCATTTTCGATTTATTTAACGAAATTCGGCGGGTGCTTTTTTAGCCCCTACTACCCTGCTCTATTTTTAGTTTGCGGATTATTGAAGCGCAAAAAAGGGCGGCGGTTTTACTTTGCGGAATTGCGGCATGGTGCGAGTGAACGTGAAAATTTTGTCTATGTAACAAAGGAGTAAAAAAAATATTAAGTTAAAAAATATTTGTATAGAGCTATAAAAATTGTTTGGGGGGCGTTGCGGGGGGTTTCCCCCCGCTGAGGGGGGTGGGGCGCAACGAAGTGCGCCCCAGGGGGGATACTTCCCCCCTCTTAATTATTCTTTATCAAAAAATTTGGACTAAACTCCTATTTCAATCTGTATGGGGAAAACGTATTTTGGTTTGATAAATACGATAAGCGGGGGTAATTGTGATTACAGAAAATATTGAAATTCTGAGCCGTAAGGAAGCGGCGGCTTTTTTGGGTGTATGCCTGACTACTCTTGACCGTCTCGATGTTCCACGGACAAAGATAAGGCATCGGATTATGTATAAAAGCGATGTGATTAAAAAGTGGGTTGATGACCACACAGAAAACGGCAAGAAGGCGAAATCATGAACAAAGAAAAAACAGACGCGATTGTGGATCAATTAATCAGCAATGCCGAGGGGCTGCGGTATGGGACTGTTTCAGTATCTTTCAAGTTACATGACGGGCGGGTTGTCGAGGTTATGTTTACAAAAATCGAACAAACAAGAGAACCTAAATTAAAAACCGAAAATAACCTGTAGATTTTTAACCTTTTTTTTGCTTTTTAGGCTTCCGGCTGTCCGGGAGCTTTTTTTTTGTTTTTTTGAAATTTGGACTAAAGTCCTATTTTTTTTCTTATACCGGCAATCGTATTTTGTAACGGGGCGGGGAAAACGCCTTGAAAAAAAAATGGGGGGTTTGTGGACGCATATTTGACGGCTGAGGAAGTTGCTATTTTTCTAAAACTTTCGGTGCAGACTATTCGGCGTTACACGATGAACAGGGAAATTCCATTCCACAAGATTAACAGGGTTGTTCGGTACAAAAAATCGGAGATAGAACTGTGGGTTGAAAAGCGCGAGGCGGCTAGAGCTAAAGAGGGAAATGAAAATATTGGCGGCGGTTTGTTCGGCGGTATGGAAAGCGGGGGTGATGTGTGAACGACATGGAAAAAATTATTGAAGAAGTTAAAGCTGACAATTTGCCTTTTGAAAGTTGGGAGCGGCTTACCGGGGAAAGCGGGGCGGCGTTTGCGGCGTTTTGCGCGTATAGGGATTGCGGGGCTGAACGGAATATCCGCAAGGCGGTTGAGGGCATGGAGAAGGACGATGTTGTACGCACCAAAAAGTACAGGGTGTGGCGTAACTGGTCAACGCAATTTCGATGGCGCGAAAGGGCGGCGGATTTTGACCGTTATCTTGAACGTCTGAAACAAGAGGAGCTGCGGAAAACGATTGAAGCCCAGGGCGAAAAGCACAGACAAGTTACATGCAAAATGCTTGATGTTGTTTCAAAAAAACTTGACAGCATGAACCCTGCGGAACTTACACAGGGGAACCTGACGGAATGGGTGAATACGGCGATCAGGGCGGAGCGCGAAGCGGCGGGGCTGGTTGCGCCTAACGGAATTCAGGAAGCGAAACAAGGGGAACTGAATTTTACTCCTGACTTTAAGGGTTTATAGGCGGGGGAAATGGGGACTAGCGTAATGTTCAAGCCGACTGCGGTACAGAAAAAAGCCCTTTTTCTTTTGAAAAGCGGTGCTAAACATATTTTACTTTACGGCGGTTCGCGCTCAGGTAAAACTACGGTTTTGGTTATGGCGATTATTTTTCGGGCTTTGATGTATGCGGGGTCCAGGCATTTGATTTGTCGTTACAGGGCGAAAGACGCAAGGTCGTCTGTTCTGCGCGAAACTTTGATACCGTGGCTTGATAATACAATCGGAAAGAGCGGGTACAGGTATTTGGCGCATGAGAGTATGATCACGCTTTTCAACGGTTCGGAAATTTGGATTGGGGGGTTGGGCGATAGAGAGCAGGCGGACAAGATACTCGGTCATGAATATAACACGATTTATTTTAACGAAATTTCCCAGTTGAGTTATGTGGCTGTTACTACGGCGTATTCGCGGCTTGCTATGAGAATAGAGGGTTGTAAGAATTTGTTTTTTTACGACTGCAATCCGGGGTCGCCTTTGCATTGGGCGTATAAAATTTTCGTTTTGAAAAAAACTTTTTTAACAGGCGAACCGTTGGAAAAAGCGGAACTGTATCAAGCTATGCTGCTCAATCCAGAGGATAACAGCGAAAATTTGCCTGATGACTATATTGTTGACATTCTCGATGTTCTTCCCGAAAAACAGAAAGCGCGGTTTAGGGACGGTTTGTGGGTTAAAGCTGAGGGCGTTATCTATGATCGCTTTGATGAGAGTATGATCATCAAATTTTCTGACTTGCCTGAAAAGTTTGATCGTTACGCTGGCGGTCAGGATTTTGGTCTGAACATCACTTTTGTTAAAATCGGCTGGCTTGGTGAAAAGATTTTTGTCATCGGCGATTACGGCGCGTTTAATATGACAACTCAATCTTTTAATGAGGAATTGAGGGCAAGGGGTCTGCTTACTTGTGCTGATGATATGGGACTTCCAGTTTTTTGCGATCCTGCGGGCGGGGAGAGAATTCAGGAAGTTACAGGGGGTGTGAAGGCTAATAACAGCGTTGAAAGCGGGATTGATTTTATTTGCGCGAAAATCGAAAGAGGTCAATTTTTCGTTTGTGAAAATTGTACGGGGGTGTTATCGGAAATATGGGACTACTGCCGAGATGAAGCAGGCGAGGTTGTCAAGGTAAACGATCATTACATGGACGCCTTACGTTATGCGGTATTTTCAGATGTGCAGCAAGGAGTTATTTTTCAATGAACATATTTGCGCGGATATTCAGCCCTAAAAGAAAAAGTTTTAATAGCAAGGGTGATGAAAACACAATAAATTCATTGACGTTTGATGACGATTTTATTACTTTTTATAGTGGACAGTCATTTGCAAATTCTTACTTTCTGAACGCATGGGTCAATATAGCGGTAAATATTCTTGTAAGGAATATTGCCCGTGCTGATTTTGTTATACAAAGAGAGGGAGAAGATGTAACGAATGGACAAATTTTTGATTTATTTAGAAAACCTAACTCCGCTTTAAGCCGTTATGACTTATGGAAGGAAACGGCTGCTTGGTGGCACTTAGAAGGCGAGGCGTTTTGGTGGTTTGGCGGGGATTATTCCGGCGGACTGCCGAAAGAAATTTATGTACTTAATCCGCAGAAAATGCGCCATGAATATGAATTGTCGGGGGGGTTTGATTTTTCATATCGCCATATTCCACGGCGTTGGTTTTATAATTGCGGTACTGAATTAATCCCTATTCTTTCCGATGAGATAATTCATTTTCGGGACTTCAATCCTTACAATCCTGTTCGTGGTATCAATCCGCTTTTATCGCTTTCTATGGAAATTGAGCAGGATTTTTACGCGAATAAGGCTAATTCTCAACTTTTGAAAAATAACGCAATTCCGCAGGGCATACTGAAAACTGATCAGGCACTTCGACCGGAAGAAGCGGATCAGCTTGAAAGAAGGTGGGAAAGTAAATACGGGGCTGTCAAAGCGGGGCGGAAAATTGCCGTACTCGGAAAGGGTACGGAATTCAAACCAGTTACTTTTACTCCTGACGTTATCAAATTATTTGAGCTTAAGAAGTGGAACCTCTATACCATTCTTGCTAAATACGGAATTCCCCCAAGAGTGGCAAATATTTCTGACAGGTCAACGGCTTTATCAGGAAAGGATACTAAAGAGCAACACTCTGCGTTTTGGCAATACACATTGATCCCGTTGTTGCGCCAATTTGAACAAATACTTGAAAGTCAATTTTTTATGCGGTTCGGTTTGAAGGAGCGCGGTGTTTTTGACTTGTGGGATATTCCCGAACTCCAAGAGGGAGAGGACGCGCAGAGTAATCGGGATATAGCGGAAATTAACGCAGGACTAAAAACGATTAACGATGTTTTGAAGGAGCGCGGCAAAGAACCTAAGCCGTGGGGCGATGTTTGGTATCGACCCAAGAGCGTTATACCAACCGAAGGTTGGAAAACTAACGGCAAGGCGGGGGCGGAATAATGAGCGGTACTTTGATAATCAGCCGTGAAGTTAATAATCATGCTTATTTTCAAAAACGCTTTGAAGCAATGGGCTTCCCTGATGTTACTTTTACGGCTCTTGAACGTGACGCGCAATACTTTCTAATTCAGGAATTAAAGCCTAGCCTTGTTATTATTAGTGCGCGGTTTTACCAGTGCTGTACTCCTTTTTTAATGGGCGAATTGCGAAAAAAGTTTCCCGATATTAATATGGCGGCTTTGTGTCTCGGCGAATATCCTCCCGATATAGCCATGTACTTTATCCTTAACGGTATTAATTCTTATATCAATTCGTTTGAGGGAATGGAACAGTTTTATTATGGGTTAGGTGAAATCGCCAAAGGCAAAAATTATGTTTCACCTAAGGTTTTGGAAATGATAAAGCTGCGGCGTGAATATCCTGAACCAGCGGGAAAAATTACAAAAAGGCACAGGGAAATAATAAGGCTGGTCTGCTGCGGTTTTGGGGATATGGAAATCGCGGAAATTATGGCTATTGCTAAAAGTACGGTCAAAAATCATAAAACTGAGGTTTATACCACATTAAATGTTCGGAACGCCATTGAACTTATCAGGGCTGCTTTAACCCTTGAAATAATAAAACTGGAAGAACTTTATTTTTATCCTAAAGATTTAACGCTTAATCCGATACCGGATAAAAAAATATTAAGAAGGGGGAAAAAATGATTATTAGAACAAAAAGCGGGGAATTTCAAGCCGGAAATACGTCAATTTTGCTTGATTTTTTGGGAGTGAAAGAAGGGGCGGGAATTCATAAAGTGGGGGTTGATGTCGAATTGCTTGCTTCTGTTCCTTTTCACCTAACGGAAGATAAAAGCAATGAGAAAGACGGCTTTCCGTGGACGCTTTCAACATTTGACCTTGACAGGTTTGGCGAGCGCATTGACCCTGCGGGGTGGGATTTTTCTCAATACGCTAAAAATCCTGTTGTGCAATGGTCGCATAATTACCTAATTCCAGCTATTGGGAAAATCGAAAGTTTATCAGTTGATGATAGCGGGCTTCATGGGCTTGTGTTCTTTAACGGCAAGGATTATGACGCTTTCGGCTGGTCTATTGGGGAGCGTGTACGGTCGGGAGTTATCCGCGCCGGTTCTGTCGGGTTTCGGGTTATAGAGATTGAAATTCCTGACAAAGAAACTGTAAAGGAAGGTACTACTTTAATTTTCAGAAAACAGGAATTGCTGGAGTTTTCAATCTGCAATGTGCCCGCTAATCCTTTTGCGCTTGCACAATCTATTGAAACGGTAAAAACAGAGAAACGGGAATTTTCCCACCCTGTATTTTGGGGCGGGTTAATAAATAACATTTAGGGAGTGTGATTTATGGACGAACTTTTGAAGGCTATCAGGAAAAAGTTAGCCGACATGAAGAAAATCGAAAGTACCGGATTTACTGATCCGGCAAAGGCGGCGGAGTATTTTCAGGATAAGGAAATACTCATCGAAGAAATGGCGAAAGCTTTGGAAACGGTTACCGTGCAGGGAACTGAGGAAGTGGACGCATTAAAGAAAACTGTAAAGGCTCTGCGTGATGAAATCAAGGGGCAGGCGGCTAATCCCAGAGAACTATCAAGGCGGGAACTGCTTTTCAATCTCGGCAAGGGTATCACGGCGGCTTGGTTGGGTAATCATAAGGTACTAGCGGACTTATCGTTTACACCTAACTTAAAGAGTGAAAACTGGACTAACCCGAAAGATGTGGCATGGAGTGAAAAGGGCTGGACGGTAAATAAAGCCGCATTGGGTGACCCAATGGGGAATATGGCGACTAACGAACAGTTTTTGATCAATCCGATTTATGAAACTGAAATCATGTCCGATGTCGCCAAAAAATCTGTAATGATGAATTTAGTTCGTCATCGTCCTATGGCTGGTCCTTCCATTATGCTTCCAACAAGGGACAGGGGCGGGGTTCAGCTTAACTGGCTGACCGCATACGGACAGAAAATCGAGGGCAGTAAACCGAAGGGGGCGGAGCGTGTCGAGCTTAAAGCCTATACTTTGGCGGGGTACATTCCGTGGTTTGACGAATTCGGCGAAGACACTTTTGTAGATTTGGGGGCAATGTTCATTAGTGAATTTGTCGAAACTTACGGTCAAGAATTTGACCGTCAATGTCTGTTAGCAAATAACGATCCTTTTACCGGGGCTATGATGTGTGATGATGTAACCGAGGTTGCTATCAAGGGGAGTACGATTGATGACTTGACATGGAAGGATTTTAGGGACGCAGTGTATAAAGTGCCGGCAGAGGAAAGAAAAGATTGCGCTTGGTTTCTCAATGAAACTGTGTTAAACCACATAGCCAACATTGAAGACACTACGGGGCGTCCGATTTGGCGGCGGCCTACTGAGGCCATGCCGGGGCGGCTGGACTTGTACCCGTATCATGAGGTTTCAATTCTTCCTCAAATTGCGGATATTGGGGAGAATGAAATTTTTGCTATTTTCATGAACCCCAAGAGGATTATGCACGGCAACAGGCGCGGGATTGAACTGAAAAAATTTGATCAAACAACGGAAAGCCTTGAGTATGGGGAATTGTTTTTAAGGTTCAGAAAGCGGGACGGGTTTCTTGTTACACGACCTAAAGGGAATATGGTTGTGCTTAAAACAAAATCATCATAAAGCGGAAAAAAGAGCCGTCCGGCTGAACACGTTGGGCGGTTTTTTACAAAGAGCGGTCATTCGGAAATTTTGAGCGTTTAGTTACTTTCATTGTGAGTATAGCGACTGTGTGGGTTAGGGAAATTGTGGCCGCGCCTTTTATCAATACCAAGCAGCATTTTCATCGGGAATAGTTTTTTGAAAAATACATCGGCGCGGCTTTTTGTTTGCCGGTGTCAGGGAAGGGAAAAAATTTAACTATTAGGGCGAAGCCCTAAACGCCGAAGGCGTTAGTTGTTTTACTGGCACATAAACTGGCACATAAACTGGCACAACGGGGTAAGTCAAAATGATACAAAATATGTCAAAATATGTTAATTAATAAAAAATAGTTGACATTTTGATAAAAATAATGCAAAATAAGCTTAGATAGTTCGTTGTACCTGAGATTTTCTATTCTGAAAATCTGCGTGTCTGGAGTTCAATTCTCCGAGGTGGCATATAGCTAAGTCCTTATGTTATAAGGAGTTAGCGATGAATTTCCCATTCTATGGACGTTCATTTTACATTATTTATCTTGACCGACACATAAAACGACACAAAAATCGTTTCTATGTTGGTCGTCTTGAGGTGTGTAAAATGAACACTTACCCTTTTTCGATTTTCAAAAGAAATGACCGACCNTTTTNTCTGGTATCTTTNAAAGATGAANCCGGAAATTACCTTCCCCCTGTGTCTACCAAAAAGAAAACAGAGGAAGAGGCAAAGGAAATTGCTTTTAAATGGCTTCGGGACGGTATTCCGCAAAAAAAAGCGTCTTTGCGTGTTAATGATTTGGCTTTAAAGGATGTGGCGCGAAAAATTAAAAATGGAGATGAAGCCGAAACATTACTTAATGAATTAAAGCGTCTAGGTTGGGTAAAAAGCTATGTGCGTAAAGAGACGCCGGGAGCGGTAGATTTTATTTCATTCTTGAAAACCTTCTGGGATTGGGATACTTCGCCATACATTAATGAAAAGCGGCGTAAAATTCATGGTATTCATAAGCGGCATTGCGTTATTCAAAGCCGCTCTATAACGCTCTATTGGGAAACTTTTTTTATAGGGCGGTTTTTGGGAGATATTACGGCAACTGACATTGACGCTTTTATAACCTACATGGGGAAGAAAGATGTTTCCGCTTCGCGAAAAAATGTGGTTATTCTGGCAGGAATTAAGCCGCTTCGGTGGGCGTTTTCTAAAGGCAAAATTGAAATAGACCCGACTAGAGGGCATATTATGTATGCTGGTGAGGAGCGTAAACGAGTTATATTAACGCCGACCGCAGCCGCAGCTGCTTTCAGGGTTGTTTGGAGTGATGAAAGGGCGAAAATAGCAAATATGTTGGCATCTGTAACCGGAATGAGAAACGGTGAGATTTTAGCTTTACGCTTTCAGGATTTAGGTTCTGATTGTATCTATGTGCGCTGTTCATGGAATAAGTTAGACGGTATGAAACTACCAAAAAATAACGAAACTAGAACAGTGGAGATACCGTTTCCCGATTTAATGTATGTTTTGTTTGAGTTAGCTAAACAAAATCCATGGGGTGTATCTCCTGATAGTTTTGTCTTTTGGTCGGTAACAAAAAAAGATGTTCCTATGCAGGGGCAATGTTTTGGGCGTATGCTTCGTGAAGCTCTGCTTAAAATCGGCTTTTCTAAAGATGAAGCGGCAAAGTATATTTTCCACAGCTGGCGGCACTTTTTTACTTCATACATGATTAAGAAAATAGACAAAAAACTTTTGAAATCGCAAACCGGACATAAAACAGACAAAATGCTTTCTCATTACGGTGATCATGAAATTGATGAAGATAGGGAGATAATCCAGACAGTAGAAAGAGAAACTTTTGCAGGGTTATTGCCAGAGCGTTCAAAAATGTTTGTTTTTAAAAAAGAACTATTGATAGAAGAGGCAAGTTAAAAAAAAGCCCTCGAACTGTCGGGGGCTTTTATGGGAAATTCTGTCGTCCGGCGTGAAAACTCCGGACGGCCTTTTTTACTACAAATAAATACTGATAGTATTTTCAGTAAGTAAAACTGTTTTATTTTCCGGGTCCGGAAGTTTGTTTATTTGTTTAATTTGCGCTCGGAAATTACGTGCGTCATCGCCTTGTAGGTAGATATGGGATTTGTATTCATTGTCATGTAACAAATAATGCCCTGTTTCTACTTCATAGCTGTATTTCAAGCCGTTATATATTGGTAACATCATGCTTTATTACTCCTTGATTGAAAATTCCCCCCACATATGCGGGGGGTTGAAAATTAGGGGCTATTTATTAAATCCCCCTTTTACGTGTTCGCTTCCTAGTCTAGCTCTGATTGCGTCCAGGCTTTCATCGAAGGCGGGAAATTCTTTGGGTCTGCCTGAATAGATAAAAGCCCGATGTTTGTAGCTGAGCCAAAACCCGGCGGCTTCTAACTGACAGCCGATTAGGGCATTTGTGAAACAATAGAGCCAGTGCCCTATCATTTCCGATTTGATGTTATTGCGCATAACAAGAGATAACGCTTCCTGAATATTCGCAACCGTGGGAAAATTCCTAGCGTATCTATAAACGCTATGAATTTTAATGTAGTGCTGTAGAATTGACATAATCTACTCCTAAAAAATAAAATTTTCCGGTAACTAAGACCGGAAATAGAAACCTAAAATAAAAATAGCTGGTTCGCGTCCAGTACAGGGCGGGGCGCTGTGCTGTGCGGATAAAGTGTAAAAAGATAATTGATGTAACTATCCGCTTCTGATACTGAATAAAAAAAACGAGAATGGACTAAAGGGTTATTTTTAATGTGGATAAAAAATGGATAAAAAACAGGTGTACTGTGAAGCGAAATACTGACTAATTGTGCCTTACCCTTTTTGAAAGTATATTGAACACAAACTTGATAATAAGTTTTCATTAAATCCCCCTTGCCCGGCATTACGCCGGGCACATTAAAACTACTGAACAGACATTAAAGCGGCTTGTTCCCTTTGCGAAAACTGCATACTTAAAAAATTGTTGCTTTGCTTTTCTTGTGAAAAAGAACACGCATGACATTTTGATTTGTCTGGACACTCCAAACAAATTTTTTTACTGTCTACATAAAATGGAATGAGTTTTGCCATTACGTTTACCGCTTCCGGCATTGACATACCCATTGCCCAAGATAAACGGCGAACTGTTACGCAAGCCATTTCCGAAAACTGCGGCGAATAAAACCGCTTTTTTTCTGTGTTATACATGGTATAACCTCCTAGATAAGAATTTTTCCCCCGTTAGCTAAGCACGAGGGACATGAAGGATACGAAAAAACCCGAAATTGCGCCCTTTAACACAACCCACCAAAGGCAGGCGGGTGGGTGAGCTTTCGTGCCCTTCACTTTTTGAGGGCACGCTCACCCACCCGCCCATTGTGGAATAACGTTTACACTTCAGCGAATTAAAAATGTAATGAGATGCAAATAAAAGAAAAACATAACCGAAACAGACCAGTACCCTGACCCGAAGGGTTGGCGCGGTTTTTGCGTGGCAGTAGCAAATTGAAGTCCTGCAAAAACCGTGCCAAAAGGGTAATGGCGAGTAACGGTCTTGGAATTGTAATTAAGACGGCGGATTACGAAGATTAATGTTTTGGAAAAATCGCGTTAGCGATTTTCTCCTTTTATTTTTTTATAGGAGTGACAAAAAATAAAAAGTTAAAATAATATTTGTGTAGAGCTATAAAAATTATTTGGGGGGCGTTGCGGGGGGTTTCCCCCCGCTGAGGGGGGAAGCGGAAAAGCCGTAGAGTTTGTAGAAAAAGGGGATTTTTTAGCGAGTTAATCCCCCGTTTGATCTTTAAAAATTGGGTATGGCTTGTTTAACGGTTTATT